TTAGCATCAGATAAGAGAACTTCTTCTACAGCAGCTCTCTTTTGCTCCATCATTTCATTGTAAGAGAACTCATCTACTGCACGGTATGTAAGCTTAGTTGATCTCTTAGCAAACTCAGCTACTAGAACATTAATTACATTGGGTATAATAGGATAGAACTTGAGTTCAAGCGCAGAGTTATCTTCTTTTGTCAAAGTCTCTACAATGTCTCTATACTCATTATCCTCTTCAATAATATAATCTGACTTGTCAATTACACCTTTTGCTAGTTTATAATTCTTCATTAATCTTCTAGCATTCATGCGGATTTGTTTCAATCCATTCCATTCCAACCAGTCTAGATTCCATGCAGCCCACTCCTGATCCTTCTGGTCTTTTGGTAAAAACTGAAGAGGTTGGGTAATACTACCCATTCTATTGTGTTGTACTTTGGCTCCCTTCTTAAGCTGTAGACTATTATATACTTGCATCTGCTAAAAACTTTAAATTGAATTTGTTTTTCTTAATGAGTCTAGTCATATGAGAAGGAGATTTTTTAAAAACTCTTGCAACTTCATTTATTGAAGTATAAATATGATTAGTTTCTGTATTAATTACTTTTTTTCTTGTCTTTGAATATATCTTTTCTTTTTCTTCATCTGATTTTACTCTACCTTTTTGAGCAGAAGCAATTATCATCTTTTGAGTATCCGGTATTTTTTTACCAAAATTTGGGTTACCTTCTCCTTGCATTTTTATTTTAAAATACTCTTTTCTCTCATCTGACCATTTTATACCATACTGAGGATTTTTTATACCAAGTTTTGCCTCAGAAATTTTTTTTCTAACAACAGAATTAGGATTATACATTCCTTCTCCACCATCTGTTAAGTTAACAAGAGATATTCCAAAGGATTTATAAAGACTAATAAATTCTTTTTCTTTTTTACAAGCAATGTTCCAATCAAGCTCATCTAAAATAATTTCTACCTTATAATCAGTTTTGTTTGTGACACTTACCCAATACCTATTTCTATTATACTTAGAATAAGCACGTTTAAATTTAGCATCACTACCTATACCAATATAAAACGGTGTGTTAGTATCTTGTCTTATATGTCTATACACATATGCCATTTATTTAAAGTTTTTGAATGCGGATCTTTTAAAACTTTGCCCCATTACATTTCTACCCTTTCCCATATGTCTGAAAGGGGTATGAGATAATTTATACAAATTTTCTGACTTTTGCAAGTTTTTAGAGGCATCATCCATTATTATATCTTTAGCAAAACCCCTATTAGATTGCTGTATTTTCATAAATGCTATAAGTGCAGCAAAGGATACAAGACGGTCAACATTGAGTCCTTCTTGATAAGCCTGCATTTCTTTGAGTAGCATTTGATCAGGTATTCTTTCTATACCATAGTGAGTCTTAACTACAGTACCATCATCTTTAGTTATGGTATCTAACTCTTCTCTTATGTATTCAATAGCATAAGATATTAGATGTGACTTAAATAGATTACCTGTGTTTCTCCATCCATATTCCTGGAATACATTAGCATTTGCACCTAGATCTTTTAAGAATAAAATCTGAGTTCTTGGTACAAGATACTTTTGTTTCTTTCTGGATATCATGTACTGTATAAAAAGAGATATGTTATTCTCTATGACTGTCCATGCATTATACCACTCTATGATAAGTTCTAGTTTCTCATGTGTCTTCTTGATATCATCAAATCTACCACACCAGGCTGCTACTATTTTATCTTGTTCTATATAGTTTTGTACTTCACCAGCTAAATGCTTTTGTACTTCAACTGTTGCTTTCATTACATATATAGAACACAATGATTCTGAGGTAGTTGTCTTTCCTTCTGATACAGGGTCAATAGATGCATAGTAGTGCTTATTAAACACTGGATCTTTAATAGGTCTTTCCCATACTACAAGTGTTCCTGTTTTATCCTCTGTCTTTTTAGATACAGGAAAATCAAGTATAGGAAGTTTACTAGTTTCTTTTACTTTAGGTAAGCCATTCTCATCTCTATATATATCTAAGAACTCATATGAATATTCTTTTTCTTCTACTCTTCTTAACTGTGCGGCTACTAAGTTCTGTGGAAATACAGATGCCTTTCTATAAGCAAATGCTTCTTCTATATTTCTAGGATGCTGTGATATCCTTAACTGATACTGTTCTGGAGATAACTCTTTCTTCCAGGTTATAAACTGTTCATCTAGTGCGGCTAATGCTTCTGCAACAAGTGAATTACCAAACTCATCTATGTGAGGTGGCATAGACCATTGCTCAGGAATAAATAGTCCTGATCTACCTATAGTATGATTCTTATCTATAAGGTTTGTATCTACTGCATATATATCATTTGCCTCTGGGTTAAGCACCATTTCTTTTAATGGTTCACATTGATCTAAATCACCAACTGACCCTGCTGCTATAAACATACCTGTAGTAATCATACCAGATCTCATTGCTGGTCTGATATACTCATATGTCTGATCCATCTTAGGTGCAATACCTGCTTCCTCATGGAAGAAGAACTTTACTGGTCCACCAACACCATTAGTAGGATCTTTCTCAAATGACATACCTTGTATTGTACCTTTGAGACCTACCTCAGCTTTTCTATCTCCTTTTCTTACTTCAATCTTTTGCTGCCACATCATTACTTTGTGTGGAGTCATTGGTCTATACCATGCTGTGTGCTCATTTAAGAAAGCTGCATATTCATCTAAGAACTTCCATGTACCTTTCTCATTGATATAGTCCTTAAGAGATGCTCCCATCTTTAGAGTTACTCCAGCTTCAAACCACAATTGATTTATAAACTTAGCGGCATGAAAGTATGATGAAGCTATCTGACGTTTCTTAAGAATAGCTGAATGTCTATAATGCATTTCTGCTAATAGCTCATATAAAGCCATATGGTACTGAGCATCACGTATTTTAGCAAAGTCAAACTTCTGTTGTTCTTTATCAAAGATTGGTAAGAAGTTTAACCACATATAGTAGTCTCTGGTTATATACCATTCATCTCTACCATCCTTAACTATTATACCTTGTCTGCATTTAGCTTTCTGATCATCCCAGTATGATATAAAGTCTTTAGACTTAAATGGTGCAGTACAGTAAACTTTGTTTTGTCTAAAGATTCTTGATTGCTCATTAAAGACATCTGCAGTTACTTGGTTAAATCTGTACTGACCAGGTTCTTTAAATATTGTAAGTAAGAATGTAGTAAAGTCTTGTCTACTAGAAAAGTCTGTAGTAGTCCATGTACCATTGTCCCAAGTGGGTATATTATTCCAAAACTCCATTACATATCATATGCTAAACCTTGACCACCTCTTACTCTACTAGATTGCTCCTCTTGAAGATCTTTATATACACCTTTAAAAGATGCTCTTATTTGATCAAAGTTTTTTGCTGCAGCAATTAAAGAATTTATGTTTCCATCTCTTCCTGCAGTTATTTGAGTATGTTCCATATATCTAGCTAATCTATCTAACATAGATGCCATACCTTTATATGCTCTTGCTGTAGGAGTAGCATACATATCTTCACAGAACTGTAGTGCTAGTTTTATAGCTTGATCTTCTGAAGAGAACTCAGCTTCTATTTCTTCTAGCACAATCTCTTCTTTATCAATCTCAGGAGTATGAAAGAATGGATTCATATCCGGATTAGGGCAAGTCATATAGAACAGATACTGATATACTTTAAGATAGTCTTCTGGATACTTATCCATTATTCTTTTAAGTGTCTTAAGTGTATAACAATGTTCTGTGGGTACTACTGCACCATTCTGAACATCAAAGAGTCTTACTAACATTTTAACCTACGTGTTTTTTAAATATATTGGTTTGCTTATCTTTCTTAAATTTAAAATATTGTTTTATAAAGATGTATCTCAAAGCATCAATTAGGGAAGTAGCTTTATATTCAGTACTAATATCTTTTGAAAGAACAGACCACTTTGTATTCTTTACAATATTGTTATTAATGATTGGAACTCTCCATGATTCATCAGGCATCATATAAAAATTTTTTACTAGTAGATATTTAGAGGTTGTCAGTTTAACATCACCTGCTAAAATAAGATCTTTACGATCTTGTCTTTTATTAAAAAATTGTAACATGCTATTTACTTTTAATTGAACTTCTATTATCATGTAACCAGTGTATGACTGATATTACTTCCTCTTTTAAATAAGGTACTTCTATTGGTATAACTTCTTTTACAATAGGATCACCTTCTGGAGAATACTTTGTAATTGGGTATCCATACTCATCTTTACCTTCTTCTTCAAACTTGATATGATGAATAAAGATATTTCCTGGTTTTAATTTAGGATTATGCTTTATTATAATATACATATAAATGCTGAGTTGTAAAGCATAGTGATAAAAGTTGCAATCATCTAAACTATCTAATGGAGATAACATCTTTTTAGACATTCCCTCCCAATCTTTAAATGACTCCTTTACTATTTCTTTGTTTGTCTTATAGTCAATAATATGTACTCTGCTATTTACTACTTCTACTAAATCTGACTGTCCACATATTCCTGCTGACTTTAGATATACCATATGCTCAGGGTATATACCATCTGTAAGCTTTTGTTCAGGTGCTTTCTTTTTCTCACCATCTATTATAGGCTTATATACTGGTATAGGAAGTCCTTCTCTTTCAATAGAACTTAGAGAACATAAGTCATCTTCTCTTTGATTATGATAGAATGTACCAAGTGTAAGTGCTCTTTCTGATTCTGCTTTCCATAGAGCAAGTATCTTTTTTGGTTCTAGTCCATACCACTTTGACTTCTTAGATTTAGATACTCTAGCAGCTACCTTTTCAGAATCAAAAGGTTCTTTAAATTGGGAAACAAGTGATGTAACACTTATCCATCTTATGTCTTCAGAAGAGTCTAAGCTTTTGTAGCTATGATCTTCTGCATTGAATATTATACTCATTACTTAAGTTTGTCTAGTTCATCTTCTTCTTCTTCAGTGATTACAGCATACCACTTATTTGCTGGACATCCTGATGATAAAGATCTTGTTTTAAAGCTTAGAGAACATCCACATAGCATACAACAAGGTTGTGTACCAGGTATTGCACATTCTTTACCTACAGAGTCTTTTGAATCACATGAGTTACAAACTTCCATTCTAACTCTAGCAACATCTTCTACAAACTCATTACGAACTAATCTATTCTTGATCCCCTCCAGTATCTGAGCTTTGTTCTCCCATATCTGTGCAAA